GCATGCTCAGGGTTCCGGCGATGTGTTGAGTTATCCTGGTCAGGCGAGCGACGACGCGTAGGAGACGATAAGGGCGCGGGCGGTTTTTCAATACAGGCAGAGGTAGCCACAGCGCGGTTTTTCAGTTGGGGCAGAGATAAACTCTGCCCCTACTGAAAAACCGCCTGGAATGGATTTCTCGTGATTCCTCTCATATTTCTTGTTGTAGGGGCAAAGCTTGTCTCTTCCCCTACAACAAGAAATATGAGCACAAAGAAGGAGGAGGTGTTTTTTTGGGGCAGGTTGTTAAGCGGGCAATTCTTACGGGGTTTAATCCTGGGACGTATATGGCGTCGGTATTGCTGCTGGAGGCTACTTCTTGCGAGTTGCAGAATGTGCCGATTGCTTTTCATGTGGATCGGACCAGTACGCTGATTAATGGGTCGCTGTGCGCGGTGCTCTTTTTCGATGAGACCAATTTTAGCGATGCGGTGGTGCTGGCGGTGTATAGCGGCGATGCTTCTAGTGTGCCTACTCCTCCTCCTGGTCGCGTGACGTTTGTGCAGGGCTATAAACAGGTTAGTGGCGATACGATTGCGAGCGGTTCCACCAATATGTATACGCTGACAGCAAATGGTTCGGGGATTCCGTCAGGGGCGCTTGGGGTGCTGTTTAAGGCGTTTTTCAGTAGTCCGACAGCAAATGCCTATCTGCAACTTGCACCACATGCGGCCAGCGATATTACAGCCTATGTGTCGATGGGCAATCTGCCAGTTGCGAATAATACGATGAATGCTACGGGCTTCTTGCCGGTAGATGGCTCTGGGAGTATCGATGTGAAGGCCAACAGTGGTACTTGTACTTTTACCCTGTATACCTATGGATATGTGATATGAGAAAAACAACAACAAACAGACAGAGTGCGCTCCCCTCGGCTGAGGTGAGCGCGCTTCAGGAGCGCATCAATGCCTGGATTGAACGCCTGGAACATAAGGCCCATGCTCTGGTCGAGAGTACCGATATCGAGGAACTCTCAGCCAAAGAGCGGCTCGATCTGGCGCTCAAGGTAATGCAACAGATCCAACGCTTTGTGACCCTACGCCAACAATTGGAAGCAATCATACAACCAGACGAGGCAACCGAGTCACAGGATATGATCAGCAATTTAATGCGCCAAATGCGAGGCGAATAATAAACGACGTTTGGGTACAACAGCATGATGATTGAAAGGGGGTTGGTGGTTGAAAGAGGATAAACGAGTTCGCAAGATGACGACGAAAGAGATACACTCTGCCGATACGAAGTTTGTATCTCGCAAGCATGTTGATGTAGGTTTAAAGTGTATGTGCAGGTTCATAAACCTATATGTCAGGTATATCCTTGAATGATGCAGTGTGGTGAGGGAGGATTGGATGGTTCGGGGTTTGTCTAGTACGTTGAGGGCGGCTTTGAATGGGCTGGCACGGGTGCCGGTGGTGGGGGCTAGTGTGGCGGATCAGTTGATGCATTATCAGTTGTGGCAGAGTCCGGGTAATGGGGATGGGTTGAATGATGCGTGTGTGGCAAGCGATGGGAGTATTGTGCGGGTACGCTTGACGCGGGGTTCGAATACGGTGGGCCAGTCTTTTCAGTATCAGCGGGTGACTGATCCGACGAATGCAGGACAGTGGTCGGCGTTTACGACCTTTGGCGGGGGCAATGGGACGGTGTTTCAGGATGGCGGCTGCGCGGTCTCGAATAATAATGGGGTGCTACGGGCTTTCTGTCAGCAGGGGGCCAGTACGGGGGCGGTCTGGGTCTGGACCTCTAATGATAATGGGCAGACGTGGAGTAGCTCTCCGGGCGTCGCGCTTACACCACCTGCTCCTTATAATGGGACGTTTACGCTGGGTATGGCGAGTGCTGGGAATAATGATGTCTTTTGCATTCTGCTAGGTCCCAGCCAGACGGCGACGTTTGCTTGCGCGTTCTATAGCGGCGGGAGTTGGGGTGCGCCGCGTGTCTCGACGTTGACGAATCTGTTTACATATGGCAATGGGCTGGCTGCAGCGTGGGATGGCGCGAATTATTGGCTGATTGCGAGCGATAATATCAGCCTCTACCTCTGTTCATATACGCCGACGATTACGGCCTGGGCCGCGTACCCGAACATCTTGCAAGCAACGAGCGCTAGCGTGACACGGTGCCAGCCACGACTCAAGTTTGATGCGGTGAGTGGTCTCTATCATCTGGTCTATATTGAGGCAGATTTAAACGCCACAACTGGTCCGACTTATTATTATCCGCGTTTACGGCAGAGCATAGATTTGCAGCACTGGTCGCAGGGGAGTATTCTCCATGGGATTACGACACAATATGGTGCCGGGATTGTCTGTAGTACGAGTTCTAACTATGTGGTCAGCCTGCCAACCATCTATCGCTCAAGCAACTATAGTACAAGCGATCCGACCCGGAATCTGGATGTGTCGGGGGCAGTGCTCTCCTATACACGCCATGAACAACGAAGACGACCGGCGACGCTGGTTGTTCTCCTCGATAACAATGGAGCAGTAATCTCGCAAAAGATTAGTAAGCCTGGCACACAGCAACCTATCGGTCCTAACTGCTCGTTGGTATTGAGCGAAGGCTATAAGACAGGCTCACCACCTACGACGAAAGAGAGCGTGACGGTCGCGACGTATCGCATTCAGAGTATCACCATACAACGCAATCCGCACGAGAACCGCGTCCAGCTTCACTGTGCCGATCTCACTGCAAACTTCGATCTGCTCAATCGCTATCAGGTGACTTATAGCAATCAGACGGTGGCTTTCTTGCTGCGCGATGTGTGTACTCTGGCTGGCATCTTTCAGATTGCTCTGCCAACAACCGCTCAGATGAATAATACGATTGCTACCTTTGTCGTACAGCCTGGGAAGCCCTTTCGCGCCGCTATTAATGAACTGTGCGACATCTATGCGCTTGAATACTTCCTGGATCAGAGTGAGACGTTACAGTTCCGCGAACTCAGTAGCAGTGATCCCTCGGTCTGGAGCTATCTGCCAGAGATTGAGCAGCTTACTTTGAGTACGCAGACCCAGCAAGGGAACCATATTATTGTCACTGGCCGTCCTCCCGGAAGCGCTGGCGGCAGTAATGGTATCCCTCTGGTGACGGCTGAGGCGTACGATGATGGCAATATTGCTTTCGTGGGACAGGAACGGGTGGTCAATCATGTCGATCTTAAGCTTACCAGTACGGCACAATGCGCGATGAAAGCGGCGTTCTTGCTCGCTCAATATCAGCGTGAGCAGAGCCATCACCAGATTACGGTTCCGCTCAATCCCGCGCTACAAATGCTGGATGTGCTTACGCTGAACGATACGAGTATCCCCAGTGGCAGCGGGCAGAGTAGTACGGGGCGCATTATTGAGAGTACTGCGACTTTTACGCCAGAGAAGGCAGAGTTTGGTCAGAGGTTGGTGTTGGATTTCAGTATCCTCTAACGGATCGAAGAAAGAACCAAAACTTCGTCCCGTTTTCTGCCCATGCCTGATATGAGCCATTTTACCAGAAATATTCAGAAGTAGTCAACTGATTTTGCAATAGGAGGGAATTATCATATGTTTGAGCAGTTGTTGGTAAATGATGTGATGGTGGGGGCGTTGCCGTTTTTTTGTGTGCTGGCGTTGTGGGGCTTGCGCTTTCTGGAGCAGCGTTTGCCGGGGAGGCAGCAGGCGGCGTTGAATGATTTTGTGGCGCAGGCGGTGGCGATGGTGGAGCAGATGCATGGCGAAGCGGCTCCGCTACAGAAGAAGAGTCTGGCTATTCAGGCGACGATTGATCTGTTTCGGGCGTTTCATTTGCCGGTTCCACCTCTGAGTGCGCTGAGTACGGCTATTGAGGCGACGGTGTATGCGGTTCATCAGACTTCGCAATATGCTCCAACGCAGATGATGCCGATTGTACGGGTCCAGGGAGTGCCGGTACAACGCATCGATATGGCAAATACGATGCGTGTACCGGCTGCGCAATCGATGCCCGCCGCTCCAGGACAATAATTTCAGTATCCTCGAACGGATCGAAGAAAAAGCAAAAACTTCGTCCCGCTTCACTCCCTGCCCGACATGAGGCATTTTACCAGAATTACACTGAAGAGGTCAAGTGATTTTGCAATAGGAAGTAACTGACGTGCTATTGAGTGATGTTGAGAATCTGTTGCGGTTGGATCTGTTTGATCCAGCCGGGTCGAATCAGCGGTGGGCAAATAGTGATCTGGATCGGGCCATTGATAAGGCGGTTGATCGCTACTCTGAGTATTATCCGAATATTGCCTACGCGGATATGCAGACACAGCCATTCCAGCGCACCTATCCCTATCCGACAAGCTGGAATGCGGCCTATCCGGTGCTGTGGATTGAGCGTATTCTGTATCCGCTGCAAATCTATGGGTCATATTATGGGGCACCAGGGAGCGGGCCTACGCTGGCGTTACAGGCTGGATCGGGTCTGAGCGTGGGAACTTATCAGTATGCGGTGACGCTACTGACCCAGGGGGGCGAGACGACCCCTTCACCCCTGAGTACGATTACGACGACGAGTGGCAACCAGCGTGTACAGCTTAGCAATCTACCAACCAGTGCGACGCCACCAACGACACCGGGCGTTATAGCCAATACGATTATCGGGCGCAACATCTATCGCACCCTGGCCGGTGGGACGACGCTCTACCTGCTGACAACTCTGACGGACAATACGACAACGAGCTATGGTGATACGACGCCGGATAGTGCGCTTGCTACGACCCTGCCACAGCCACCACGTATCAATACCAGCGGTGTGATGTGCTGGCCGCCCGTTGAGCGTGCTTTTAGTGAGTTTTCTAATCTCTTCGATTCAAGCGCTAGTCTGGCCGCTGGTGGAAATCTGGGCGTACAGGGGAGCGTGGGGAGTGCAGCGGCGACAATTGGGAGTCAGGTACCAACGTTCACACTGCAACTACCACCATCCGTACTCCCGCAGGATGCGACGCAGGTTATGCGCATCTTTTACGCGACCAAACACCAGCTCGATGCTAACGGCTCAACGATCCCTGAGAGCCATCGCGACATTATCGTACTCGGTGCCAGCGCCTATGCCATGGAAGCCTATCAGGTCCCGACCAATGATAACTTCGATCTGCAAGATGGTGCCCTGCATGATCGCCTCGATGATACCAAGATCCCTGCGGCATGGTCAAACGCTGCACAGAACCGGATGCGCCAATTTATGAGTCGGCTGGAAGAGATTCGCCAGCAACGCGACTATGCGAGCGCCTCACGCGTCCATTGGGGCGATGTCCCCCGCTACTGGGGACGCCTGTAAACCTCCGGAATCCATGCTGTAGGGGCAGAGACAAGCTCTGCCCCTACAGCATGGGATATCCTTCTGAAAGGTTAAAAAATGGATAACTTATTCAGTACGCTAAATATTGTTTTGACGTTAGCAACAATTGTTGCTGGACTGCTGGCCTATCGCAGTAGTATTACACGAGCGGCCAATGAGGTGCAGGAACGGGTGATCGCTGCTCTGGAGACGGAGATTACGACGATGCGCGATAAGCTCGATGATATGAAGGCCGAGAATACACGGTTGCGGGTAACTATTGAGACTGTCTGTGCAGCGCTGCGGAGTCGTGGGATGGCGGTCACGATTGATGGCGATATGGTCTCGATCAAGGATAGCAGCGGGTCGAGTACGACTGCTAGAATTCAGGAGGCGTGCGCGTAGATGGCGACGATTGGTCTGGATTGCGAGGTTGTGCTGGACGGTACAGGCTACTATGTGAAGCCGGGGAGTTACCAGATGCTACAGCCACGCATTCGACAGAGTACGTTGCGCGCTGATGGAAATGCGGCGTATGTGGATCTGGGTCCTGGTAAGCGTGTGTGGAAGATGACGCTGCTGTGTATGAATGAGCTGCTACGCTACGATGGTCAACCAACCAGCCTGACAGGTCAACAATATCGCGATGCATTACGTACTAGCTATCTGAATAGCGTTGCCAGTACGCTGACGTTCAGTGATCCGCTCAATGGCACGATCCAGGTCCACTTCGATACCTATAGCGAGCGCATACTGGATCTCCATAAACAGGTTATTGCGCTCGCGACCGGCAATGGGCTGGCCGCAACGTATGAGGTTACGATTGAGCTTGTAGAGGCGTAATTCAGTAATTCCATTATCCCATAAATCTTTAGGGGCTGTAGGGGCGTGAGCTTGCTCCGCCCGAACCTTCCCCAAAAATGATGTCAACCATCACCACGATCCATGGATGGGTTCGGGGGATTGGATGCGGGGTAGACAATATATACGACAATGGCGAGCGATGTTTTGGGGGGAGGTTCGGGCGGAGCAAGCTCACGCCCCTACCATGTCCGAACCTTCCCCAAAAACGATGTCAACTATCACCACGATCCATGAAGGCGCAATATGCGAGATAGGAAAAATATCCGAATCTTCCCCAAAAACGATGTTAGCCATCACCACGATCCGTAGATGGGTTCAGGGGATTGGACTCAAGGTAGGCAGTATATACAACAATGGCGAGCGATGTTTTGGGGGGAGGTTCGGGCGGA